ACCAACGACAACGCGCTGATCGCCCAGGCCGCGCTCGCCGCCGCGACCGGAACGCCGGCACCAGCGGGCCTTGCCGAAGCGCTGGCCCGCCGCGCCGCGATCGACGCGATCCGCGCCGCGTCCAACCGCCTTGCCGCCACGATCGCGCAGATGCCGGCGGCAAACCTCAACGATTACGATGCCACGGCCGATCGGCTGTGGGTGGAGGACTGACCCATGGCCAAGATTTCAGACCTTCCCGAAGTCGTCGATCCCGACGGCACCGAAACTGCCGTAGTGCTGAAGGCCGGAGCTGCCCACCGCGTGCCAATGCAGCCGCTTGTGGAGGCTGCGGCCAGCGGGGTGCTCGATCAGGCAGAAGTCCTGCGCGACGAAGCCGCTCAACAGGCGCAGCTGGCCAATCGCTACGCCAATAGCAACAGCAACGTCGACATGCCGGGCGCTGCACCAGGAGAACGCGGGGCCCAATACTGGATGTCGGTTGCGGCTGCTTGGGCAGCAAGTGCCATCAACGCAGTGCGCGGCGTTGCGGATGGAGCTCGGGTTTACACAGGTTCCGGTTCTGTGCTGCCCCTTTTCACCTCCAAAGGTCCGGGCGGTCGGCAATGGGCTCTAGGCTGGGATAGGGCCGTCGGCGCGTTTGTCGCGTATGTGAGGATCAAGGGCAGCGAATTTTACAACTCCGTGGCGGATGCGCCGGTAATTCAGAAGGGAATGCAAGGTATTCGCACCTTCACCGGTGCGGGCAATATTCCCCTGTTCACCCTCAACCGGCGCGAGCTTTTCAGCTTCGACCGCGCGCGCCAAAAGCCGCTCTGGCATGGCGGATACTGGCCTTCGCGCCGCACGGGCGCCGGGCTGACGCAATGGCGTGCCGCAGTTGCCCAAGTCAGAGCCGGAACCGGCAAGGCCAAGGTCATGATGCAGGGCGATAGCTACTGCGAAATTGCGACGATCCCTGCGGCTGTCGCGAGTATCTTGCGCCCCAAATATGGCGACATCGGCGGGGGCTGGATTGCCGTTCAAGGAGCGGGACCTCTGGATGCGGCAACGTTCGCCACGTCTGCCGGGTGGACCATATTCGATGATGCGCAAGGCGCCACCATCCTCGCGTTGCCGACAGTAGGCGTGTCGTTTGATGGAAAAGTCATCTACACCACGGCCACCGATCAGACCGCGACATGGACGTTCACCGGCACCGAGTTCCGGTTGAACTACGGCAACAAGGTAGCGGGCGCCTTTCGCGTCCGCGTCGATGGCGGCGCTTGGACAACGATCACCAGCGACGCCACCGGCACGAATGGCGTCTACACGCGCACCGGACTATCTGCCGGTGCCCACACGGTCGAATTGGACACCAGCGTCAACACCGGCACGGCGGCGATCTATGGCCTCTACTTCACGAACACGGTGGGCGTCGGCGTCGAAATCCTGAAGTGCGGCAATGGCAGTTTGCACGCCGGACATCTGGCCACCTACGTGGGCACTTTTGTCGCGCCGATGATCGCCAATATCGCGCCTGATGTCATCGTCATGAGCCTGGTGACGAACGACTATGTCACCAACAACTCCAGCCCCGCCTTGATGGTCTCCACATATCGGACGTACGTATCTGTCGTTCGCGCCCTGCTACCCAATGTGGGGTTCGTGTTCATGATCGCGCCCGACACTAGTCTTACACCGGTGAGCGGCACGATCGCAGACTATGCCAACGCGGTCGAAGCCTTCTGCCGCCAGGACGGCCACGAATTCTACTCGATGTATGACGAGTTCGGCACCTGGGCCGTCGAGAACGCGCGCGGCATGTTCAGCGGGGACCCTCGCCACATGAACTCAACCGCCGCCATCCGGCCCGCATCGCGCATTGACGCCATCCTCTCACTCTAAGGGCACTCGAAAATGTTGAGCTTTAAAGACCTAGTCGTCGATGTTGCCACACTCGGACCGGTGATGCCGCTCGCGGACAGCAAGCCTGTTGTGACACCGGATCCATTTGCCGATGCTATCGAGCATTGGCGCTTTGGCGTTTCCTCCGCGAGCCGCATCGGCCTGGTCCACGGCCTACCGTTGCGCCGAGGGATAGCGCCGACCGCGCTAACCAACGGGACGGGGTTCGTGTCTACTCCCACGGTGACACTTACCGGGTCGGGCGCAGAGGGTCTGACTGGATTTGCCGAAATCAGCGCCGCCAATTCCGTGCAAGCCGCTGGCATCAGCGGTCAACCCGCTGACGACACCACTGCGCCGACCGCCACGATCACTGGTGGCGGCGGTTCGGGCGCTGCGGTCACGTACGGGCGCGGCGCGGAGCCGGGCTATACCACGAAATCGGCAGTGCTCGCCGCAGGCCGGATTAACGGGCTGATTTCGTCCATTGACGACGCCGCCGTCTATAGCGAAGCCTATCTCATCAAGCGGCCCGCTTCCGGCGTGACGCAACATATCGGCGGCACGATGCTTTCGGTCGGTCGCTCGCGTGGAGTTGCCGTGGGCGGCGATCTTTTACAATGGTATTCGAGTGGCGGTGTGGACAGCCTGCGCTGGCTCAATGCTAGCGGCACCTCCGGCAGCACGATTGTTCTTGCGATCCCGGCAAGCTGGACACCCGGAACCTGGGGCGTGCTTATTGTTTCGCAGGGAGTTGCTTCTCGCACCGCTATCGCTTTCGGCCCTGATGCCACATCCACCAAAGTTACCGGGGCGCAGGCGAAGACAGTCGCCAATCCAACGCGCAAGCGTGCGATCGGTGGCCTCCACTATGATACGGGCAGCGACTACGGTTCCAACGAAATCGCAAGCTTTGCAAACTGGGCAAGCGCTTTGTCCGAAACGGTGATGGGTAACTACGCCAATGATTTGCTCGACTATGCGCGGGATGCCGCACTGATCTCGTGAATCGTCAGCGGTAAGCCCCGCCTCTACCCGCCTGCCCGGTCCCTCCGCGCGCGCGATGGCCTTACCACTGGCCATCGCGCGCGTTTGCGCATTCGCCGCCAGGGACCGATCCGTGAACAAATACTTCGATGCTCTGCCCGACGGCGTGAAGCACGCGCTCGATCTCATCTCATTTGCTGCCTTGCTCGGGAGCCTGATCAGCGTGCTGCCTGTCATTGCCTCCGTGCTCACCATCGTCTGGACCGCCATCCGCATCTACGAGACGGCCACCGTCCAAGCCCTGATCCATCGAAAGGAACGACTGTGACCAGCAAGGCCGAACTGCAAACTCGCGTCGGCGCAAAAGCCGATGGTGTGTGGGGGCCGAAATCCAAGGCTGCCCTGCTCGCCCGCTTTGCCAACCGGTCTGCCCCGGCGCTCACCCCGCCCGATATCGCGGCAATGGCAAAGCGCCTGGGCTGCTCCTATCGCCAGCTCGATGCCGTGCGCACTGTGGAATCGGCGGGCAAGGGCTTCGACGCCGATGGTCGCCCGAAAATCCTGTTCGAGCGCCACAAGTTCCACCGCTTCACGGCCGGCGAATTCTCGCCCGCGCCGTTCAGCCAGTCTGCCGCCGGCGGCTACACTGTCGATGCCGATCGCAACGGCATCAACGACAACTGGGACAAGCTCTCGGCCGCCATCGCCACAGGTGCGGTCGATGCCGCGTTCATGTCGGCCAGCTGGGGCGCGTTCCAGATCATGGGCGAGTGGTGGGACGAGCTGGGCTATGCCAGCCCGGTGGATATGGCGCTCGGCTGTGTCGCCAGCGAGGCCGCCCATCTCGAAATGCTCGGTCGCTATATCGAGCATTTCCGGCTGAAAGGCGCCCTCGCCGCAATCACCAGCAACCCCGTCACCTGCCGCGCCTTTGCCGCCGCCTACAACGGCCCTGGCTACCGCGCGTACCGGTACGATGAAAAGCTCGCCGAAAGGATGGCCGGATGATCACGCGCTTTCTTGCCGAGCTGCGCGCCCTCAACCGCTATTGGAGCGTGCGCCTAGCCGCCTTTGCAGGCCTTGTGGCTGCTTGGCTTTTCCAAGATCCCAGCGTGCTCCCGCGATTGGTGGCAATTCTGCCAGAGCATTGGCGGCCTCTTGCCTCGATCCTCGTAGGGTTCGCCGTCTACGCACTTCCCACCGTGGTGCGTCGGTTGCCGCAACCCGGCATCGTGCAAGACAAGCCCCCGGCGTGACCGACGACGAGGACATCCCGGCCGATCCCTCCACCCTGATCCGCCTGGGCACCATCGTTTCGATCACGCTGTCCCCGCCCCGTTGCGTGGTCCGATATGGCGACCCCGACAGTGACGAGGATTGCGAGACCCCGCCCATCCGCTGGCTGGCCGGCCGCGCCGGCAAGACGCGCAATTGGTCCCCGCCCAGCGAAGGCGAGGAAGTGGTGCTCCTCTCGCCCGATGGCCAGATCGGGAACGCCGTGGCGCTGCTCGGCCTCAACAACGACAACTTTGCCCCGCCCGGCAGCACCCCGGCGGAAGTGACCGAGTACGAGGACGGCGCCCGCGTCGGCTATGATCCCGTGACCCACGCGCTCACCGCCATCCTGCCGGCCGGCGCAACCGCCGCGATCGACGCGCCCGGCGGCATCACGATTCGCGGCGACGTGACGATCGAAGGTAAGCTGACCGCCAGCGGCGATGTGATCGGCGCCGGCAAAAGCCTCAACAATCATACCCACGGCGGTGTCCAGCCAGGTTCGACGAATACACAAAAACCAGATTGACAAACTGCGCATCCTCCGGGCGATGCATGGCAGTTGGTTGCATGAACAACGTGAAATCGATCAACGCAACATTGGGAAAAGTATATAAAAACCATTCATTCTATACAAATCCTCATATTAATGAGACGCATCCGTTGACTCGTCATCTTTCAACTTGGGAGCCAGCGTAACCTTCGGTAATTCCGTTACGAGACTTTCGGGTTTCTGCTTGGATCTTTCCTTCATGACGTCAATGCTTCCATCGACAATTTTAACGAGTAATGCACCATATTGTTCGTTTGTGATGGCTCCTTGCGCCCATGCGAGACAGGTGTTGAAGCCGAGTTGACGCGACAATTCTGCTATTTCGGTTCGCTGGAATGTTTGAAGCAACGCAACCGCTGTCTGTTCGGAAAATCCTATTTCTCCGCCTGCGCCGCCTTTTAATCCTTCGGCTTTCGCCTTCGCGGAAGATGCGGCTGCAAATGCAGCAACGGCATCGGGCAGCGATTCTGCACAATATTTTAAGGTGGAGTTTCTGTCGGAAAATACCGCCGTCCTACGATCGCCGGTCATTGCATAGATGGATGGTTGCTTGACGCTATACGCCTGAAGGGGGTCATTCTTCCACGCGGTCACTACACTTGCGCAGCCTGTCAGGCTAGAGATCATAAATATGCATAATGCTGATTTTAACGAGTGTAATCGCATTTTAGCCTCCCACCCGAATCGGTTGTCCGATTAACATATATTTATTTCAATATATTTCCAGACTCACTTATGCCTCTCTGTGCTTATCTATCGGCTAATCATTGACCATCCGGAATTCCGGTTTGCCCACCGAACTAGAGAAACTCATCCCGGAACGGTAACGCCCCCCTCTACCTGCCCCCCGCCTCGCCTGCGCGCGTGGCGGGGGGCATGGCGTTGGGCATGAACGGCATGGACGCCACCACGGGAAAGCCCCTTTCAGGCGTTGCGCACTTGGCGCAGCGCATCGGGCAAATCCTGTCCACGCCCGTCGGCACGCGCCTCATCTACCGTGATTTCGGCTCTCTCTGGCAAGAGCTGATAGACCAGCCCACCAACGCTGCCACCGCGCACCTGCTGCGCGCCGCCACGGCCCTGGCCATCCAGACGTGGGAGACGGAATTGACCGTCACCAAGGTCACGCTCTCCGGCACCCCGGCGGAGGGCAACCTTGCCGCCAACATCACCGGAAAAACCGCCCAGGCCCTCGGCAACAGCCTGGTCACCCTCACCATCCCGCTCCCCGCGTCCACCCGCTGAAGGATACCAGGCCATGGCCCACGGCATCACCCTTATCGAATCCACTACCGGCACCCGCACGATCAGCACGAAGTCGAGCGCCATCATCGGCCTGATCGGCACGTCCACTGCCGTGGCGCCCGAAAGCCAGGCCGCGATCGACGCGGCGTTCCCGCTCAACACGCCGGTGCCGTTCACCTCGGCCGCCATCGCCGCCGGCAAGGCTGGCAGCGCCGGCACGCTAAAGGCCGCGCTCGAGGCGATCGATGATGTGGTTACCCCCACCATCGTGATCGTGCGCGTGGCCGTAGGCGTGGATGAAGATGCGCAGGACGCTGCCGTGATCGGCGCAACCGATGGCGCCAGTTACACGGGCATGCAGGCCCTGCTCAAGGCCGAGGCGATCACCGGCTATCGCCCGCGCATCATTGGCGCCCCTGGCCTCGATACCCAGGCGGTGACCACGAAGCTCGCCATCCTGACCAAAAAACTGCGCGGCATGGCCTATGCCCGCGCCATCGGCGACACCAATGCCGAGGCACGCACCTATCGCGAAGAATTTGGTGCGCGCGAACTGATGCTGATCTGGCCCAACAGCTCCGCCACCGTCACGGGCGATGCCGTCGCCCGAGCCTTGGGCATGCGCGCCTACCTCGATGAAACGGTGGGCTGGCACAAGACGATCAGCAACGTCACTGTGCCCGGCATCTCCGCGATCACGCACGATGTGCATTACGATCTGCTCGACAACGACACCGATGCCGGCCTGCTCAACGATGCCGATATCACCACGATCATTCGCACCCCGGCCGGCTACCGCTTCTGGGGCAACCGCACCTGTGCGGGCGACGATCAGAGCCAGTATGTCTTCGAAAGCGCGGTGCGCACGCTCTACGCGCTGCAGGATGTGATCGCCGCCGCGTTCAGCCCGTTCTTCGACCAGCCCATGACCGTGGCGCTGATCAAGGACCAGCTCGAAACCGTCAACGCACAGTACCGCAAGCTGGTGCGCAACGGCAAGGTGATCGGCGCCCAGGCATTCTTCGATGCCGATGCCAACACCTCGGCCGAGCTGGCCGCCGGCCGGCCCAATTTCCGCATCCAGTTCACCCCCTGTGCCCCGATGGAAAACCCGCAGGTCAACCTGGTGATCACGGACATCTACTACACCGGCTTCGCGGCAAGCGTGACCGGCTGATCCCCCTCTCCACTCGCGTCACGCTGAAAGGATCCGGCCATGGGCCTCCCCCGCAAACTGAAGAACATCAACGCCTATGGCGCCGGTATGAGCTGGCTGGGCGTGATCGGCGAATTCGAAGAACCTAAGCTGGCGCTCTCCACCAATGATTGGCGCGGCGGCGGCATGATCGGCCCGATAAAGATCGATAAGGGCCTCGAGCCCATGGAGGCGACAGTCACCATGGGCGGCCACACTGCCGAGCTGATCCGCACATTCGGCACCACGGACGTTGCCGGCGCGCCCTTGCGCCTCGTCGGCGCATACCAGGCCGATGACGGCAGCGCAGCCCAGGCCGTGGAGATTTACCTTGGCGGAGAT